TAATGAAAGAAGTGCCCTTATAAAAATTGGTGAAAAAGAATACGAAATGCTCCTCACCACCAAAGCTACCAAAGAGATCGCCAAAAGATATGGCGGTCTTTCTAATTTGGGCGAAAAACTGATGAAGTCTGAAAACTTCGAGATGGCTCTTGATGAAATTGTCTGGCTCATTACACTGCTTGCAAATCAGTCAGTTTTAATTTACAACCTTCAAAATCCGGATAAAAAGCAGGAGCTACTCACGGAAGAAACTGTGGAACTTTTAACCTCTCCTCTTGAACTTGGAGAATATAAAAATGCCATTATGGATGCCATGTATAAAGGCACAAAACGCCATGTAGAAAGTGAAGACGATAGTGCCTCCGGAGGTACTGAGCCAAAAAACTCACAGGTCGGGTAAGCGATGAAGAATCCTTTGCCCGACTGATTTTTTATGGAACGAGCCTGCTTGGTCGGGCGGAGTCTGAGGTTTGGCTTATGCCCCTTGGCCACTTACTCGACCAGTGGGAAATATATAAGCAGTTTCATGGTCTGTCAAAACCAAAACGTGAGTATGGGATTGATGAAATTATTCCAAGCGGAATATAATCAGACTCACATCGCACGAACACAATACTAAAACATCAATAACTGCCTTATCTTGTTTTTTGCCCTTCAAATCAATATAATGTCTTGTAAGGAATTAAAACATAGGGAGTGATTAAATGACTGTGAAAGAAGAGATCATGGAAGCCATAACTCAGTTTCCGGGTATGACTGACACGGAACTAGAAAAAAGATATAAGAGAAGTCACCAGACTATTAATATTGCATGTAGAGAACTCGCTTCTAAAGGTTTTCTAATTAGACAGCCAAATCCAGATAAAAATGGGAATATTGGAAATTATCCAACAGATAAAGCACCAGATATAAAGTCTACCATAGAACCTGTAGCTGGTGATGAGCTTGATGAAGATGCAGTAAAAGCATGCATAAAAGACTGGCTTGAAACTCAGGGGTGGTCTGTTAAAGTTGCATGGGGGAAAAATCATGGTGTCGATATAGAAGCGGTGAAAGAAAACGAGCGGTGGCTTATTGAAGCAAAAGGGCCAGGCTCGCGCCAAGCTATGCGCCACAACTACTTTATTGGCATTCTCGGCGAAACCTTACAACGTATGGACTGTGAGAACACAAAATACAGCATCGCATTCCCTGACATGCCAGTCTATAGAGGCCTATGGGATCGCCTACCATCGCTTGCGAAACGACGCACTGGCATAGATATGATTCTCGTTTCTAAGGACAAAACAGTAACTCTACTAAAATAATACCAAATTCTTATACTCATCTTTATATTAGGCACTCTGAAAACAGGGTGTCTTTTCTTATGCCCATTTTCATTGAAAGGAGGTGGTTTCATGGCGGACAATTTTGGTCTAAGAATTGGTATCGAGGGCGAGAAGGAATTTAAAAACGCTCTAAGAGATATCAACCAGTCATTTAAAGTCCTCGGAAGTGAGATGAAGCTGGTCTCCTCTGAGTTTGATAAACAGGATAAATCTGTAGCGGCCGTTGCTGCAAGAAATGAAGTATTAAATAAAGCAATAGATGCCCAAAAAGATAAAATTTCTACTCTTGAAGCTGCCCTAAAAAATGCTGCTGATAGTTTTGGTGAAAATGACCGTCGAACTCAGAACTGGGTCATCCAGCTAAACAATGCAAAAGCCGAACTTAACGGCATGGAAAAAGAGTTAGATGAAACAGCAGATAGTGCAGATGATCTTGGTGATGAGCTGAAAGAAACCGGTGAAGAAGCGGAAAAATCAGGCGGTAAATTCGAAAAGCTAGGCGGTGTATTAAAGGGCGTCGGTGCAGCACTTGGTGCAGTAGCCGTTGCAGCCGGAGCTGCTGCTTTCAAGCTGGGCAAAGAAGTCATAGCGGCATATGCAGATTATGAACAACTGGTAGGCGGTGTGGATACACTCTTTGGCGAAGCCTCTGGGACCGTACAAAGGTATGCAGATAATGCCTTCAAAACTGCAGGTATGTCTGCCAATGAATACATGGAAACAGTAACAGGTTTTTCTGCAAGCCTGATTCAGTCTTTGGAAGGAGATACAGTAAAGGCTGCACAAGTTGCGGACATGGCCATTACCGATATGGCTGATAACGCCAATAAGATGGGTACGGATATTTCCTCCATACAAAATGCTTATCAAGGTTTCGCAAAGCAAAACTATACCATGCTGGACAACCTAAAGCTGGGATATGGTGGTACGAAATCTGAAATGGAAAGACTACTCGCCGATGCCGAGAAAATCTCTGGAATCAAGTATGACCTTTCATCATTTTCGGATTTGACCGAAGCTATCCACGTCATCCAGACGGAAATGGGCATCACAGGAACCACAGCACTTGAAGCAACAGAAACCATCACCGGCTCTATCTCAGGTATGCAGTCAGCCATCGGGAACTTAATGGCTGGACTTGGCAATGCTGATGCGGATATAGAACTTTTAATCGGAAATGTGGTTGAGGCTTTTCAACACGTAGTAAAAAATATTGTGCCGGTCATCGAAAATATCGTAAAGGCGCTGCCACCTGCTCTTGACGGCATCCTAAAGGCAATCGGGGATTTGTTGCCGACTTTGCTTTCAACAGTTGTGGATTTGTTTACACAAGTGCTGGAAACTATTCTGACACTGCTTCCAGAGCTTATCCCTGCCGCAGTGGATGCTGTTATGACCATTGTAGGAGCGTTAATCGACAATCTGCCCCTTTTAATTTATGCAGCGGTGCAACTCATAACCGCCCTTGTTGAGGGACTTGGCCTTGCTTTACCGGAACTTATCCCAGCGGCCATAGAGGCAATAATCACCATCGTGCAGGGACTTTTAGATAGCATGGATCAAATCCTTGAGGCTGCCTTTGCAATTATTGAAGGTTTGGCGGAGGGTTTACTAAATGCACTTCCAAAGCTGATAGATGCTCTGCCTGAAATCATCATGACTATTATTGATTTCATCACGAACAACCTGCCCCTTATCATCGAAATGGGAATAAAACTAACGGTTCAGCTTGCCTTCGGTTTGATTAAGGCTATTCCTCAGCTTGTGGCAAGGCTTCCTGAAATCATTGCAGCGATTGTAACAGGGCTTGGAAAAGCCGTGGGTGCAGTATTTGAAATTGGAAAGAACATCGTGACAGGCCTTTGGGAAGGTATTAAATCTATGGGTAAATGGATTTCCGATAAGGTAAGCGGCTTCTTTTCAGGGATTGTTGATAGTGCTAAGAATTTATTGGGTATCCGTTCTCCTTCCACCGTGTTTGCCGGTATCGGTGAAAACATGGGTGCTGGCATTGGGGTAGGCTTTACAGATGCCATGCGTGATGTGGAAAAGGAAATGCAAAAGTCTATCCCTACCGATTTTGATATAGATGCCAATATTCATAGAACTCTCCAGGATACTTCACTAAGGGGTATGGTCAGACAATTCATAGAACACACGGGAACCATCCGCGTGGAGGGTGTTAATTCCACAGGCGAAATGTCCTCGGTTGTAGATATTATCATTGACAGATTAAGGCAGGAGGTGCGCGTATGACCTATTTAAAAACTAAAGAAACGAATAAAATTATTACGCGCTTTGTGAATTTCAGAAAGACTCAGGAAGTTATTAGGACAGTACAAACAGCCCTTGACGGAACAGAGTATCTTACCCGCTTCGGCTCTCCTGTTAGCCATTATGAATTGATACTCTATGTGAATGAAAGTGGAAAAGCTGCATTAATGGCAGCTGAAGATAGTGCTCCGCTTCTTGAGTGTTCTGTAAGACAGGGAGTATTCACCGGGCGAATTATCTCACTTAGTGATTTTGAATATCTTGCAGCAGGCTGGTACAAGGTTACAGCTACCCTTGCTGCGGTAAGCGAGGTGAATAGCCCATGAGAAGCATACCTACCGCATTAAAAGAAAAACTCACAAATCGTTTTAAGGTAGAAAATACAAACAGCTTAGCTAAGCTTCGCGTTGTGGCCACTCAGACTTCAGTTAACTCCTTACTGTCTGAGCCTATTCATGAAGATATTGCTCCTGCTTTTGGTGATGTGGCTATTCGTCAAATGGCGGGCGAGGATAATCTATCCCTTGCCTATGCCATTTGCCTAGATAATGGTATCGCCAAAGTCTATCAGCGAAAATTTCCTGCAAGTATGGAGTACCCTTGGGAATACCAATGGACCCTCGGTTCAGCCTCCGATGTGGCGATTGAGTTTAACGGTGTGTGGAAAATGAACGCTGATAAAGAATGGTACTATCTTCAAACTGAAGAATATCCATATATCTTTTATGTGAAAGGTGGCACTCTTTATGTTCAAAACTGGAAATACAGTGCTTCTTCCATACCTCTTGCCACAGGTGTTAACCAGATATCTGCCTGTAAGGGCTGGCAATCCAGCGCTGATCGGGAACTTGATCAAGGACTTATTATAGGCTATATCAAAGGCGGCTCGGTATATTACCGGGCATTTTGTTGCCAAGAAAACGGCTCTTATGCTTGGGAGGCAGAACATGAAGTCCCTACACTTGGTACAGGAAATATGACCCTTTCTCTTATTAGAACTAATGATTTCCGCATTGGATTTTTAACGCAGAATAATGGCAGGATGCTTCTTGCCCTGACCCACCGTAACTATGCAGGTATGAGTGTGCGGCCGGAAACTGCCCATATTAATTCTTTTAATGTGAAGATGTGGGTTTCTAACATAAATGAGTTGGAAACCTTGAATAAAGAATATGCATCCGGCAATTTAGACTATCCTTATGTGTTGATGGATGATGCAGGAGGTTCAGACGATATATCTGTTGTTTCTGTGGAAAAACTTAACCGTGAAACAGACTTTACTTGTTACGGCTTTAAGATTCGTCTTGCAAAGCCTTTATACGGAAGTATTGATGCCGGGTTCTTTGCAAAATGCACTTTGTCTGTTTCTGGAGTAACTGTTACCTCCGCTTACTATGACGATGTGGATCAGGCTCTTGTCCTATATACGAGTGCAGATATTAGGCGAACAGCAGCGGTAACCATAACAATGCCGGAATACCGCTCTCTTTGGTATCACAAGCTCGGTGTGCAAAGATGGTTCTTGCCTTCACTAAGTGCTATAGCAGAGGCTGAAACTATAACCTATCCTGCTTATGAAAATGAAACCGCAAGCATATCCCTTGTTTCTACAGACGCTTGGATTGATGATGCTGTTTTCTCCTGGTATTACCAGCCTGCTCACAATGCTTTCATTGAAGTTGTAGAATCTTCCATGAGTTTACAGCCAGTTTCTACACTACCAATTTAGGAGGTTTACAAAATGAAGATAAAAGAAAAAGCTGTGCTGCATAACCGCTTTGACATCAAGGTGGTCGACGCCAAAACTGGCAAGGTTAAGCAGACAGCGGTTGGGTTTAATGTTATTACTAACTATTATTTTAATAGCCGACTGACAGCTTCACCTTTAAGCAAGACAACTGATTTATTTAGATATATCGCAATTGGGACAGGAACGGGCACACCCAAGGTCACGGATACAGCTCTCTTCTCTCATCTGATTCGAAAAGAAGTCGTAACGTTAGAAACAGTTTATGAATATCCGACTTCGCACACAACAAAGCAAATTAAACTGGAAGCGACAGAGTGCAACGGTTCCACAATAACTGAAGTTGCTCTTGAAGGCTATTATAGCGGAACATTTTCAACTACCTACTACATCATGTCCCACGCAATGCTACAGGACTCGGAAGGAAATCAGATTGCTATCGCTAAGACCGACACGGATGTGGTGTATATTACAGCAACCTTTTATGCCACCTGCAGCCCCTCTGGCTTCGGTGCTAACGGAATATATCCTACGGCAGAAAACAACTATCTGGCAAGGTGGCTGCTCACAGGAAGCACAGATAGCTATGTGCGCTTTTCACGTTTTCCTTTAGAGTATTCTTCCGATATGAATGTGAAGTATCAGGGCAGTAAAAGTTATTCGTTCAGCAGCGGTATAGGAAACACTACCACCTATCAATACGATTTACCTGTTATCACTTTCCTTGACAGTGAATGCAATAATCGTATTGTTAAACACCTAGGTGTTGCCGGTGTTGGGGCTTTTACTTTCCCTAACCATGAGGTTTTCCCTCCCTATCATGTCAATCAACTTGTTATAGGTGAAGGTGACGGAGAAACAAAAGAGTTCAATGTCAGGGTACCACTGATTCAGGCGGGAACTGCAAGAATTTATTTAGACGGCGAGGAGCTAATCGAAGGCACAGACTTTATTGTTGATTATGAAAGCAACTGTGGCGACTGGTATGAAAATTACCATACAGCTGGGATGACC